TCACGGCCATTTCGGTACCTGAGGCGGCCAGGATTCTGGCCTCGGCCTACGGGCGGCGAGTGACCGAAGAACAGGTCCGCCAGGTGGCCGAGGAGGCCCAGATCATCCGGGCGGACGGGACGTTCAGCCTGATCGAGTACGTGGCCTACCTGGCAGAGGAGTTGACCGGTGGCAATGCAGATTGACCCTCGAAAACTCCGCCCCGCCGACCTGATGCGGCTGGTTAACTCGGCCGGTCGCGGCAGCGTGCTGACGGAATTCCAGCTCCGCCGCCACCGCAACCAGGCCGGTTACACCATCGGCGACGGTCGGACTGTGGACCTTTTCCGCTACGCCGCCTGGCTGACGCTGGAATATTTCAAGCCAAGAACCGAGCCGCTCAGCTACACCGAGCAGAAGGCCCGTCAGGCTGAGCGCAACGCCGAGGCGGTCCGCGCCGCCCAGGATATCGGTGAGATTCCCGAGGTGGTGGACCCGAAGCGAAAGGCACAAGCGGAAGGCTCGTTTCGCTTCTTCTGCGAGACTTACTTTCCGGATGTGTTCTACTTTCCATGGTCGCCGGATCACCTGCGGGTGATCGAGTTGATTGAAAAGGCAGTCCGCACCGGCGGGCTTTTCGCGATGGCGATGCCGCGCGGATCGGGTAAGACGGTCCTGTGCCAGACGGCGGTGCTGTGGTCGGCGCTGATCGGGGCGTCTCCGTTCGTCTGCCTTATCGCCGCCAGCGCCGAACGAGCGCGGGACCTGCTGGAGAACATCAAGATCTGGCTGGAGACCAATCCGCTGCTGGCGGAGGATTTTCCGGAGGTGACGTACCCGATCCAGTGCCTCGAGCGGATCACCAACCGCCAGAAGGGCCAGAAGTACAAGGGCGAACCGACGAGGATCGACTGGGCTTCCGACCGGATCGTCCTGCCGACCATCGCAGGCTCCAAGGCATCGGGCGTGGTGATATCCAGCTCGGGCATGAAGGGCGGCGACATCCGCGGGCAGAACTACGCCCGCGCCGATGGCCAGGTGGTGCGGCCACAGCTTGTGATGGTGGACGACCCGCAGACGACCGAGTCGGCCTGGTCACCGTCGCAGAGCCAGCGGCGCGAGGCGATCCTGGCAGGCGACGTGCTCGGCATGGCCGGGCCGGGAAGGAAGATCGCCGGGCTGATGGCCTGCACCATCATCCGCCCGGCAGACATGGCCGACAACATCCTCGACCGCGAGAAACACCCCGAATGGCAGGGCGAGCGGACGAAGATGGTCTACGCCTTCCCCACCAATGAAAAACTCTGGGCCAAGTATGCCGAGATTCGGGCCGACTCGCTCCGCAACGACGGTGACGGCAGCGAAGCCACCGAATTCTACCGCGCCAACCAGGAGGCAATGGACACCGGAGCGATCGTCGCCTGGCCGCAGCGGTTCAATGAGGACGAACTGTCGGCCATCCAGCACGCGATGAACCTGCGGTATCGCGATGAGGCCGCCTTCTTCGCCGAATATCAGAACGAGCCGATCATCGAGGCAATCGGCGAGGAGATGCTCACAGCCGATGCCGTGGCCGGCAAGCTCAACGGATACCGCCCCGGGGAGATCCCCATCGGCTGCAACCACCTGACGATGTTCGTCGACGTCCAGCAGAAGGTGCTGTTCTGGATGCTATGCGGCTGGGAGGAGAATTTTACGGGATACATCGTCGATTATGGCACCTGGCCGGACCAGAAGCGCCAGTATTTCACGCTGCGTGACCTGCGGGCGACCATTCAGCGGGCGGTTGCCGGTGCCGGCCTGGAGGGGCAGATCTACGCCGCCCTGGAGAAACTCTGCGCCGAGCGCCTCTCGCGCGTTTATCGCCGGGAGGATGGTGCGGAATTGCGGATCGACCGCTGCCTGGTCGACGCCAACTGGGGCCAGTCGACCGACGTGGTCTACCAGTTCTGCCGCCAGAGCAGTTTGGCGGGCATCCTGCTGCCCAGCCACGGCAAGTACGTCGGGGCGTCCGGCATCCCGTTTGCCGAATACAAGCGCAAACGCGGCGACCGCGTGGGCCTGCACTGGCGCATTCCCAACACCATCGGCCGTCGCCAGGTCCGCCACGTGCTGATCGACACGAACTACTGGAAGAGCTTTGTCCACGCCCGCCTGGCCGTGGCGATGGGCGATCCGGGCTGCCTGTCCCTGCCTGGACGCGACGAGAAGGCCCATCGCCTGCTGGCCGACCACCTGACGTCTGAGTATCGCGTGAAATCGCTGGCGCAGGGCAGAACTGTGGATGAATGGAAGCTGCGGGCGACCCGCCCCGACAACCACTGGCTGGACTGCCTGGTCGGCTGCGCCGTGGGGGCGTCGATCATGGGGGCTGCATTGGCCTGCGTCGAAACCAATACATCCGTACCTCGTTCGCGCCTTCGACTTTCGGAACTTCAGCGGAGCAAAAACTGATGAACCAGCCAACTTCCCCACCACTTCCTTCGCTCCGACAGCATGGATTGGTCTGCCGCGATTGCGGTTGCACCCACTTCCGCGTTCTCTACACCCGCCGCGCCTGGGGCGGCCGTCTGCTACGTCGCCGGGAATGCCGCCATTGCGGGCGGCGTGTGACGACCTATGAACGTGTCGGCGGCTGAACTATTGGCCCTTGTGCTGAAGGACGTTGACAGCTTTCCACTGCAAGAGTGGATGGGTTCTGATCCGCTCCGCGATCTCATTGTCTGCGGTCAGCAACTCTGGCTTGATCTCGCCGTGGTCGAGTATCCGATCCAGAAACGCGATTTCGTCGGCGGACATCGGCAGGACCGCGCCAAGCCGGTCGCGGCAGTCGGCGATCATGGTTGCGGCCCAATCGCCTGCCTTCTGCTTCGTCAGGAACTCGCTGCGCACCACCGGAATGAGTTGGTTCTCCAGTTCACGCGGGTCGTATCCCACATCCTCGACAGTCACGGTCCGCCAGTCCTTGCGGTTCATCGCGCCATAGAGAACAAAGCCCAGCCGCAGCTTCTTCTGAACGAGATCGCTTTGCGTCAGCAAGTGATGGGCGTCGAAAAGGTCGCGGCTCGCCTTCCTGGCCAGCAACGCCGCGAGCTTACCGGCGGCGAGTTCGTGCAGATCAAGGACGGGAATCTGCGTGGCCGAGTAGGAACCGACCTTCGCATCCCCAAGCGTGATCGGCCAGAGGGGAACGCGGAACATGAAATTCAGGTCGACCTCAAGGTTGCCGCCTTCGCCCAAGGCGCTGTCGTAGCGCAGCCGCCACTTGCCCCCGGCATGGTCGGTCGGCACGCGTGTGATGTTCATTCCCTCGCGCGAACAGACCGCCTGCACGGCCTGCTCGACTTTGGGGCGCTCGTCGATCATCGTGTCGCGATCCACCGCGCCGATGTAGTTCAGGTCGATGTCCACGGACAGACGCGGCACGTCGAAGAAGAAGAGATTGAGTGCGGTTCCACCCTTGAGCGACAACCGTCCCTTGAGGAACGGATGACGGTTGAAGCCCTCCAGCAGGTTCAGCAGGTGGATCACTTTCTCCAACACTTCGGGGCGGAATCCAGTGGTCTGCGATTCGCTCGTGAGTTTCTCGCGAGAAATCTTCATGCGATCTCCTCCCATGACTTCTTGGCCAGCGACTCAGGAACGACGAGGCTCCAGTCACGGACCAGTCTGCCGCTCTTGCCGCGCTCGAGGTAGTGCGGCTGCTTGGGGCGCAGTTGGCGCAGTGGATTGAGATGCCGATCCTCGACCATCAGCGTCTCGGCATGCTGCTGGAGGTAGTAGCCAACCTTGGCCGCCGTCGTGCGGTTGGCCAGGAGCTTGGCGTACTCGACGACCAAGTCCAAGTCGAAGTACTCGACGGATTCGAGCGACCTCCATATCTCCTCCCAACCGCCGCCGAGATCAGGTCGGTCGAGCAGGTCCACCAGCGTTTTCTCAAGACTAGCGACCCGAATCTCAAGGCCGAACCTTTCGACGGTCTTCGTGGCAAAATGCTGGTTGCCTTTATCCCGGAGCGCCTTCGGAAAGAGAATGCACTCGAAGCGGTAGGTCCGGAATGTTGACGGGCGAAGCGGCTTGTTGCTCTGGAAGAAGTACCGCTCGAACACGGAATGGGCCTTGCCATGCACCTCAAGGGCGGTGTGATAGGCCAGCACCGCATCGTCGGCCGACTTCGCAGCCACGAGATAGGGGTCGACAGGAAAACTTTCTGGATCGCTTCCGGGCGGAACGACCGCGTAAAGCCCTCGACGAACCAAGAGGATACGGCCCTGCTTGCGGTGATGAGCAAGCAGGCTCTTTCTGGTCCAGCGGCTTTGGTCTCCCTTATTGGCGACCAGCTCTTCCGTATTGAACACGGGATGACTGGCAAAAAAGTCACGCAGACTCATGGCTCGTCTCCTACTTGACACTATCGGCTGTAAGGGCCAATAAGACTAGCCCAAAAAGCACGCCATGTCAACTCCAATCCTTCCTTGGTTGATCGGGTATGCGGAAAAGGCCTATTGTATTGACCCATACGGCGATTTTAATCAAGTCAAGCCCGTCGTCTTCCTTGGGGTGTGCGGGCGAAACAAGCCATCCATGTTCTACATGCGTAACGATCCGTCGTTTCCCTCCTGACTCACCGCCAGTTTGCGATTCCACCGGGTAAGTAACTGAAGGCGACCATGCATGGTTCGCCATCGGAGACTTACGTGGCCGAGAACCTTGACAACACGATCCGCGACAACGCCGCCGGGCCACGCAAGGCCAGCGCAGATTCCGTTTCCATCGAGCAGCACTCCCTGGCTGACCAGATCGCCGCAGACAAGTACCTGGAATCCAAAAAAGCAAGCCGCGCAAAGGGGATAGGGATCAAGCTGGCGAAGATCTCCCCGGGAGGCACCGCCTGATGTGGCCGTTCCGCAAGAACAGGAAGGCCCGGCGGTTCCTCCCGGCCATGCTGCGGGCCAGGTATGACGCCGCCGTCACCAATGACGACAACCGCCGCCACTGGGCCAACGCCGATGGTCTATCGGCAAGCGCCGCAGCCTCTCCGCAGGTTCGGGCCATACTCCGCAACCGTGCCCGCTACGAAGTAGCCAACAACTCCTACGCCCGCGGGATTGTCTTGACGCTCGCCAACGACGTCGTCGGCACCGGCCCGCGTCTTCAGATGCTCAGCGGCGACGGCGGCAACACCGGAACCAACCAGACGATCGAGCATGAATTCGCCGCCTGGGCCAAGGCGATCGACCTGCCCGCCAAGCTTCGCACGATGCGGCAGGCCCGGGCGCAGGACGGCGAGGCCTTCGCCCTGCTGTTCAGCAATGACAACCTGGACTCCCCCGTTAAGCTTGACATCAAACTCATCGAGGCTGAGCAGGTGACTTCGCCAATATCGATGGCCGCCAAGGATATAGGCGTCGACGGCATCGTGTTCGACAAGTTCGGTAATCCCAGCCAATACTACATCCTGGACAACCATCCCGGCGACTTCCAGAACATGGTGCCGCTGGCATACCGGATAATAATCCCAGCCTTATTCGTCATACACTGGTTCCGCAAGGATCGGCCCGGCCAGATCAGGGGCCTGCCCGACATCCTGCCGGCTCTGCCCCTGTTCGCCCAGCTGCGCAGGTACACGCTCGCGGTCATCGCTGCCGCCGAAACCGCCGCAGATTTCGCAGCCGTGTTATTCACGGATTCACCAGCCAATGGAGAGGCACAGGCGCTTGACCCGATGGACGTAGTCGAGCTCGAAAAACGCATGGCCACGGTTCTGCCTGACGGCTGGAGGCTCGGACAGATCGAAGCTCAGCAGCCCGCTACCACTT